AATCAGTAGGAGATAATTTACCTGTGGCATTAAACTCTTTAAGCGCATAAGTAATAAATCTTCCTGAAAAATTCTTACCTAAAAAAGCATGAAATTTTACTGTTACATCTACTGCTTTGTCATTAAAAATTTTTATAGACGCAGCACTTAATTTAACGTCTATTTGTATATTAACCTTACCAGATTTAGAATCTCTACGTTGTCTAGCAGAAAGTTTTGCAAATTTTTTAAAATTACCACTTACGTTCATAATCTTTGCAGCATTTGCCAATACCTTTACAACAGGCTTACCTCCGTGTTCTGCATCTAAATAGTCTATTAATGCAAAGTTTTCAAACTTTTGTTCACATTGTTCGATTAAAGCCTTTCTTAACTTTGGTTCAGTATCAAGCCACTCATGAAGTTTAGAAGAAGATATTTGAGATATCTGAGCACCTGTAAAAGTCTCTACTTTTTTTCCTTTTCTTATAACTGGGACTCTTTCGCCTACCTCTGTGAACTCCTGAAAAGAAGATTCTAAACGATCACCTGCGGTAAGCTGTTTTCCAGTAACAGTTGTTCCAAATCCTTTTGCAGTTTTTTGTTTTAGTTCTAGTCTTGCTCCAGTACCCCCAGCTATACTTGTTTCTTCTAGTGCTACCCCTAAAACTTTTAAAAAACTTGCAGGACTTCCTTGTATATCGGCAGCAGCACGCCCTTCACCTTTAGGAGCTTTGAAAGGGCCTCTAGTAGAAATAAAATCAGACATTATTCTGAGCGCTACTGACCTGGCTTTTTTATTTCCCCTTTTACCTTTTCTAATCGCTTCTCTTCGCTTTTTAATAAAAGTTTTTACTTTTATAGGCTTACCGCCATCATAAATAGTAGTGTCTACAGTTATTCCAACTTTTTCAGCCATTAGTCAATCACCCTATACAAATCTAGTATTCTACGAATATGTGGAGGCAAATTACCACTTAAATTATATCTATCACCTCTCTCACCCTCAAAGCTAAATCCCTTTTTATCTTGATCTTGTTTATAAATTAGCTTAATATAGTCAAGAGTAGCCAGTTGTAAATCATAAGGAACACTTCCTGATTCATAACCTCCACGATATTCTACCTTAATACCATTAGGATAAGGCATAAACTTAGGAGGACCGCCTAAAGTAAGTGCTGGGTAGTTATTTCTAACACTAGGATAGTTGCCAAGTACGCCTTGATCTCCTACATCACGAGTAATTCTACCTGTATCACGACTAAACATATACTCATTAGGTGCTGCGTGAACGTCTTTTGCTTCTGTATCGTCTTGTTTACCGTCAAAATGCACTAAAAATACAGTATCTTCATCTGGACGAAAGCGTTTTGTAGGCGCAGTAAAGTCTGCGTCATACCTTACCTTATTAGAAACACGAATTTCGTCAATATAACCATCAAAATCGTTAGTTGTAGTGCCAAAAGAGTTACGACCAATCTCAACATTAGTTGTAAACGTTAGATTTGAGGTAGTAAATTCATCATTTGCTACAATTGCACCATTATAAAACAGTCTTAACCTTTCATTTACATAATCTCGCGACATTGCAACGTGTGCCCACTGCTTTTTAGTAAATTGTTGTGTCTCTATATTAGCATTTGCGCCTTCAATAGTACTTGCAGTACCAGAAATATTAGCTTCAAAAGCTAATCCTTTGTCTGCAACTACTCTAAACTCCATATAATTAGAAGCATCCGTATTAATTGCAAAAATTGCATTACTTTGTAGAGATGCTTCATCAATTCTTATAAAACTTTCAATAGTAAAATCTTCTTCTTCTAATTTTAGCTGAGAAGGAACGGTTCCAGCGATAATCATATCGCCAGAACCGTCTAATTTAAGGGAACTTTTACCGAATTTCTTTGCTTTTTCTGTGATATGCGCACCACCATAGAAAGTAAATGATACAGCATCACTTTTATTTGGGATTGGAGTGCCTATAGTAGAAGGGTCGTCTAATACATCATAGCCTACTCCATCAAATTCTGAGACTTGGTACACATTATTAAGAGGAAGAGCGCCTACATAAACAGCACTTACACCACCGTCAAACACTTCTACATAATCATTAGCCAAAACAGGTTGACCAATATAGTGCTCAATAGCTGCTGTGGCATAGTTAATTACATTAGAGATTCGTGCATCATTAGTGGTGCTACTAATAGATAAATAATCTTTAACTTGTGCTAAAGTTACAAACGGAAATTTACCTAAATCTTCCTCAAATCTGTCCATGATATTACCTTTCTATTATTTTTTAGCATCAAAAATACTTGATACAGGTTTTGGTGCTACTTTAGGCCGAGAAACAGCTTGTACTTTTGGTTTATTAACAGTCTTTGGCTCTTCTTTAGCTACTGTAGGTTTCCAAAGTTCTTTTTGCTCTGCAATAGAACCAGGACCATAACCATGACGAGATAGCCAATGTTCTGCTTCTTCCCAGGTAGCCATATCTTTAATTGCGGGATCTAACATATTTTTCTCCTTTATAAATAAAAGGGGAGGCAGTTTCCCACCTCCCCCTTGTATTTCCAACTATATTTACTGGGTATTAACCAGTAATTACAGTACAAGCATAGCTGTACTTGGAAGAGTCTAGTGCAGCGCTTGAGTTAGTTGTAAGAGCCTTGAAGTCGAAACGAGTGCTCATGTACATAGCAGTGACCTGCTGACGTGGCTCGTATTCGCTCTCAATCTCAATGGCACGGCGTTCGGCAATCATGAAGCCGGGCTTATAGACTAGAACACCAATGTGACGGCTTGAACCACCAACAACATCCAAGAACTCAGAAATCTGAATTGGAATACCGTAGACAGCACCGACTGAACCTGTTAGATAAGTGGCATTTGGACCGAACTTATCAACGGTACGGAAGTCAGAGGTTGTAACAAGGTTGTTATAACCTTCAATTGATGTTAGGTATACAAGCTGGTCGCCAAGTTGTAGACCATACTTACCAATAGTGCTACGAGCAGAGGCGATATCTGTTGGATCAACCTTGTCGTTTGCGCCACCAGTGGCAACTTCGAGAGAAGCATCACCGGTTAGATTGGTAAGACCCTCAATGACTGATGCATAACCAGTACCAGCAGTAATTGCGTTGGTTGGTGATGCAGTGAAGCCATTTAGGGCACCTGTGCCGCGAAGAATTGACTTGTCAATAGCACGGGCTAGACGACGAGTTGCGGCTGCGCGAAGGAAGTCGAGTAGAGGAAGAACGGTGTCTTCTTCTTCATCCTTGGCTAAGTGTGTGGTTGCCATGAACTTATGTGGAGTAAAGGTCACGGCTGAGATTGACTGTTGATTAGAAGTTGGGACGTTACTGGTGTCGCCAATGCCTGTGGCAAAAGTGCCAGAAGCAAATTGTGCAACATCACCGTCTGAATCTTCATCAGCAACTGGAACGCGGAAGTTACGAGCGTCAACTGCAATGCGGTTGAACATCTGAGCAACTACGAGCTGTTGTTCCATCTCGGTATAAATATTGCTTGAGAAATTTGAAAGGAACTGATCAACTGTTGTGATCGCCTTCATCTTTGAACCAAGCTTAGTATCAAATGGGTCACGCTTATTCATGCACTTAGCAAGTAGATATGCGTTTGCCATATCCTTCTCTGAGAACTGTTGCGTATTACGCTGATTCTCTTGGTAAACCATTTTGCTGCGAGAAAGAGCAGCAACCTCGTCCTTGAACTTAGAAATTTGAGCCTTAAGCTCTTCTAGTTCTTCACTTTCGCGAGGTGTGTATTCAGACTTTTCTTTAGCGTCTGACTCCTTAATAATTGCTTCGCCAGTCTTTTGGACTAGCTTGGCAACTTCGGGTTCAGACACTTGTACTGAAGCAGGCTTCTCTTCGGAAACTGCTTCGGCTTTCTTAATCTCCTCAACAGTAGCTTCGCTACCTGCCTTTGTAAGATCAAGGGTATCTACGACCTGTTCTGCCATAGTTTCGTTCTCCTTTTTAAAGTATCCGTGAAGCTTAAGAGCCAGACTAATATTAGAATCTTCACTTGCCTCACTATTGTGTAGCTCAAGTAGAGCTTTAGTGTTATCAACAAAGTGATTTGCCACTTT